AAACGCTATTATATTTTTTCATTCGCTAAAACTCCCGTATTGATTAACGATGCCTCTACATATAGGATTATGTGGGACAAATCAAGTCGAAAAGCACATCCCAGTTAAATTTTCCTTTTTGGTGATGCAACGGCTCGACGGATTGCAAGCCGTCCATTTTCAAATCAACCGCCGCACTGGCCGGATACAAAAACATTTCCGGCTCATCTGTCGGCTTGTTCTGTTTCTTTATCAGTATCCATGACGGGCTATGATGGTGACGGGATAACCACGCTACTTGTGACGGCTGTAACGTAACGCCATTACTTGTCAGAAATTTAAGTTCCACAAAATGAAACACACCAAACTCGTCACATATAAGTAAGTCTGGTATTCCGGCTCCCACATAGTTTTCAATCCGCGTCAGCAGTAATTTCCGCTTCGACCTCTGCGCCGCTTCCTTTATCTGCTTGTAAAAGCCGCTTTCGCGCTTTGTTGCGATTGCTGGCATTCTCTTTTTCTTTGGGAGTGACGTCGATTGTGATTGGGGCATAGCTTTGTTTGATTTCCTCTAACGCTTTCAAAACATCCTCTTTGCTCATGCTGTCGATAGAGCCATGACGGATTTCTGATTTATTGACGTATATGTCCCCCTGCGCTTGTCCCCGTCGGTATTCAGCTTGCACGGCGGCACTATATGCCCCGTTCTGCAAAGCAATATCCCGTATGTTCTGCAAGTCTCTGACGTGCCGGTGAAAGGTGATGCCGTACTTTTCGTCAAGCTCTCGACGATAAGATTGTATAGCCGCCACAACATGGGGCGATATGTGCGGATTAGTCAGTTCATAAGCTCGACTATGCGCCGACGTTACAGCATATCCAGCATTGATGGCCGCCTCTCGTAACGTAATCTGCCCGTCTTTGCTCACCAGTTCTTTTACAAAAAGCTCCTGTTTGCGCGTCAGTGGCTGATCTACACCAGCCGGTGGTCTGCCTCGCCGTTCTCTAGGTTTACCTGTTACTTTACTCGCCGCCACTCTTGCCATAATTACCCCGTTAAAAAGGTCACGTTCAGATATTAGTAACGCATTACACTATATAGAGCAAAAATTATTTTTATAAAAAACCAAATAGGATCGCAATAAGGCCGTTTTCTGTGTTACACCTCTAGCGTATGGTGTAACACAAAGGTGTAACAAAAAAAGTCTATAAAATATAACCTGTTACAAGAAATGTTACACCGTTACACCTGTTACACCTACTTTTACTAAAAAATATTTTTTTATTTTTGAGCCTATATATGTAACGCGTAACTAAAAAAGCGCGACCCGTGGGCCGCGCTCTCTAAGCTATTGTTTTTGTTCTTCATTCCACCGTTCAAACGATCTAACGAAGTTTTTCATGTTTTCATCCATGAACTCCGAATGCGTGTAACGCTCATCTTTGGACGGCTTTATTGAGTTCTTTTTTACTTCAAAAAACCCGATAGGGACCATTTTATCCGCTGTATCGGCATGGTATTGAAGTCCACCCATCTCATTTATATAAGTGGTTTCGGAGGGCCCGTACCACACGGACACGAAATCCGGATAGTTACCGCCGTTATTTCTAACAGCGTTACGAGCCGCGGTCAGCGGATCGGTGGCTTTGGCCCATGAGCCGTACCATCCGGCGGTTGAAGCGATAAAAGTGAAGCCGTTAGGCAACACCCAGTCTTTAACAGTATCAGTCATACTGATCTCCCGTAGTAATTAACAATGTGAAACAGCGCACCCCGCCCATCGGGGCAAGCACAATCATTTCTGATTGTTCTTATACTATAGCATACTATCCTATACTTGTCAAGCATAAAATTTTAGAAAGTTTTAGCGGCGTTAACTAAAATTGGGTTAACCACCCATAATGTCCCATAGAAGCCCATACACAGGCTTTAGGTGTTTTCCGGTGGTTTACTACCCTCGACCGGCCAACGACGTTTTTGGCTTCCAGCCTTGGTTACAGAGCACCTGCGACATGGTGTCGCACCCCTCTATACAAGTATGGGATTCTATGATAGACTCTTATACATGGTAGTAATCTACCTTTTACAACTACGGGAGAAAGCTATGGGAAAGAAAGATCCTATGGGTTTCTTGGACGAAATACTTGGGCCGTTGATCCAGCCGCCCAAGCCGGTCAAGAAACCAAAACCAAAACCTGTTAAAAAGCCAAAGTAAAAATTAGGGCGGCCATGTGCCGCCCTTTTTTAATGCGCTGTTTCTTCTTTTTCGCTTTCATACTCGACCGCGGCCCGTGCGCCGCTGGCCATGCACGACGTGATCATGCCAATGGCCGTCGTGGAGTCTGGCGAGGATATTATCAGCCGGAAGACCAGCGCGGTCAGTGCGCCGCCCATGACGGCCCCTGCGTTGTGTCCTTCGCTGGCCATTTCATCCAGCAGTTCTTCGGTCCGGTGACCGGCTTCATCAAAGCTATCGGTGTTATCCACGTTTGATCCTTTCCCAAGCGGCTTGAACCTCACAAGACCGCTTTACAGCTTCCCTGCTAAATTGACCCTCATGTGCTATACGGGAAGCGTATAGACTTACCACCTGATTGATGTTTTGGACGGCTGTTGGCCAATCCATCTCCCGTGAAATTTCTAAAATTTCTTTCTTCAGATCCATGTATCATCTCCCGTGGTGCCCATACGTTAAACCAGCAATTGGAACAAAGGAACAGGTCACCGTCTTTTGCGGCGGCCTGTTCGTTACAATTATGACACCGTGTTACACTCAGCATCTTCACGATCTCTTTCAATACGAGCGGTGATTGCGTCCAGTAGCAGATGCGTTGCTTCTGCGTCATTTGGCGCACAATCAAAGGACAACTCGACGACAAAGCGTGACATAACATTTGCCACATGAAAAGGGCTTGCCCCTTGAAGGGAAAACTCTTCGGTCACGTCGAGCAACCGGTCATACATATCCTCATAGGATATCCGCTTATCTTTAACTGCCGTCATCACTCTGCCTCCTTTCTTTTAACTTCTTCTCCGTAAAGTAGGGGTCAACAACTTTCCATTCTGGGTATTTTGTTTTATCCTCAACCTCATAAACATTTTCCAACGTCCAGTCGTGACCTTCGTCAACTTGCAGCCAGTCGGCATCGTCACCTTCAGCCATCCGCCATGCTTCGGCTTCGTTATCAGCTTCGACGATTAGCTCGTAGCCCACGTCCATCGTGGCGGTTATTTTAAACTTTGGCATCGTTGTTCTCCCTCATTTCAAGAAGAATTTCACCCCGTGCTTGAAGCATTTTGCCGTAACGGATGTCTAACTCTGGGTCACCTTCAGTGCCTATTGAGTGATAATCATCAAGATCATTATCAATAGCGACGATAACGGCTTCCCACAATTCAGGTTTCATTGTTACTTTCATCTCAATCTCCCGTAGTACATAAGATAACTCCTATATACTACGGTGACAACATATTGTCAAGCCCCAACTGCTTCGTCTTTATCATCGCGCAGAATGCGGACAATATTTTCGATTGGCGTCATGTCGAGCCCGATATGTTCCGCGGACCCACGGAAGCGGTTGAGCCACGCGGCCAGTGCCACGCCAGCTTGCCGCCGTAATTCTTCTTGCGAGGTTTCATCGTCGGGGTCAAACGGTTCGTAGCCGCCGCCTTCTTTGCGCTTGGCTACCGGTGATATGTATGCCGGATACTCAGCGACCTTGATTGACACGACGTCACTTTGTTGTATTTCTTCTTGTTTAACCACGATCCGTAGTCCGCTGGCCATGCGCCGTGCCATGTCGATACGCCAGTTACGTGCTGCCGTGCTATCGTCCACGCCATAAAATGCGTCATACATTTCATGTTCCGGCTGGTTAGCCAGCCAGTCCACAAACTCATCAGCTTTAAATATGTTCAAACCAGTAGCTTGCAGATACTCGTCGATTATCCGCTGTTTAGTTTTTCTTGCAAAATTACTCATTTACTCCTCCTTTTAAAGTTAACCGCCTCGCCAAAAGCCAACCCACCCCAACGGAACACACCACGACCGCCGTGCCCAGCCGAACCTTACGAGACCCAACCGAAACGCACCATGACCGCCTTGCCTCGCCCGACCTCTACTCACCATGCCTCTCCATTCCACAACCGCCGAAACTAACCGTGCCCAGCCGCGCCAAAACCCACCGACCGCAACTTTCGCGACGAACCATAACCGCCATGCCTGACCCGAACCGACCATACCCGAACCTAACGTACCCCACCTTAACCGCCATAATTGACCATGCCCCGCCGCACCAAACCCCGCCAGAACAATCCGTGCCCGACCTTAACCGCCCAGCCATGCCACACCTATCCCCACCCCAACTCAAACCACCCGAACACAGCTCTCCACAACCGCCGTAACTTGCCCAACCGGAACGGACCCTACCAGAACACACCGGACGCCACCCGACCACAACCCAACCGACACAACGCGGCGCACCTGACCTGTCCTGCCCTCATCTCTCCCAACCATAACCGTCTTTCCGCAACCCGCGGCGGGGGAAGAACCCCCGCCTATATTGGTTAAGCAGCCCTCCTTAACCGCTCTTCTTGTAAGAACTGCATTAGTTCTGCTGTTTCTTGGTCCGCGCACTCTGGATTGTCACGCGCTAGCTCTTGAACCGCACGGCCCTCTTGCATAAGCTCGTCCCACAACTCTTGGTATTCGCCAAGTTCTTCACCGGCTATAGAGAATGTACCGAAAGACCCACGGCCTTTTTCCTGACGGAAATCGCCAAGGCCGATTAGTTGTCCGGCATTCTGTACAAGAGAAGATATGGAACGTGCGCTGAAATTGGGCGTAGCAAACCTGATTTCTACTTCGGCGCACCAGTTAGGAAGATAGGCACGAGTACGCATATCCGGTGTGCGGTTCATGTCCGCGGACCGTACTACGTCGATTTTTAAGTACGGCTTGCCCCAGATGTTTATATTTGTCTGTGGCAAGAAGATAAGCCGGTTGACGCTGGTCTTATTTACACCAGCCGTTTCAAGCGCAGCCGTAGCCATTGCACCCTTTACGCCCGCCGCTGGAA